TACCCCCTACGCTATTAGCGCCAAACAAAACCCAAGATAGTGTTACTGGAAAACCGTTAAAAGTTCCAACTGAACCCGCTATGTATGTGACAAAGATTTCATAGAAGGTAGTAACTTTATTTATACTTCCTGTAATTTGATATATGCCGAATATAGAGTTATTCGCAGTTTGTGTTAGTTGTATATAGGCTTTTCCGGGATTTGTTATTAGATAAGTTCTGAGGGCTACAAACCAGGCATTCATATCAGCCCCTGTATCGTCAAACTCATTTGCCTTGATCCTTGCAATTTCAGAAGGTGTAAATGTTACAGGGAAGTTTGGGCCAACTCCAGTTACGGCTGATATTGTACCCGAAGAATTTGGAAATTCTTGGAGGCTGAAATTTGTCCATCTTCTTGCGTTTGCACCATCTATTCCATGATTACCATCAATACCGTCAATACCATTAGTACCGACTAATCTACTTATGTGTATTTCCCAAATACCGTCTACCCTTATATACATTGGGCTTGGGTAAGTAGTACTAATATAGTAGTCATCATCAAGGCCTAAACTATTATCAGGTATTCCTGGACCTCCATAAATTAGGTTGGGAATTGTACCCCCTAATTGACTTTGTACCCAGGCTTTAGTTACTAAGGAATTAGGCCTGAAATCTGGTGCGTAATCCCCTCCATATTCTAATCCACTAAAGCCCCCAATATCACTTTTTATTGCAGCCCAAGGGTCTCCTGGTAGAGCGTCGGGGTTTAATTCAATTCTTATTAGACCCCCCGTAATACTGGTACTTAAGAGTGTTAATTTAGGGCCTTCAAATTTTACTGTTGAACCCTCTGAGCTGTCTATGGGGTCATAGTTTCCTATATATAGGTTATCCGCTAAAATTAAAGGCCCCGTAATGGGTTCTAATTCTGTGGTTCCATCTATCGGTACGTAGCCTCCTATATCGGATAAGATATAGGTTTTTAGGATATTTACAGGTAATCTCTTACTAGTTCCATCCGGGCTCTGTGTAGCATCTGATATGTCTACACCCATTAAGATATCGCCATCATTTACAATAGTGAAATCCCCTATTTCTGCATCGGTAAGTTTATAGAAAAATTCAGGTATTATTGACATAGCTTATATATTGAGGTAAATTCCATTTTCGGCTTGGTACAGTACACCTGCACCAGATTGATATAACAAACCTGCACCTTGAAGAACTGGAGGTAGTATACCTGCACAGGGCATAAAGGTTATTTTCCAGTGGATTAAAAGTTCTATACCTGCAGGCTTCGTTACAGATAAGGCATTTATCCAAGAGAAATCTCCCATGGTATTACTTTTGAGAGTCAATGCGGTTATTAATCCTACTGCCTCATCTTCTCCGACTAAGGCTTTGTAGGTTACTTGATTGTATGAGGGGTAGCTTACTTGGATAACATTAGCAGTAACATCATTGCCAGAGTAGTTCACTTTAATAGCATCTACCTTATCTCCATTGCCTGTTAACGCGTATAATAATATTGTCTTAGCGTTGGCTAAGATGGCATTATGTTGTATACGATATTTGAAGGTTTTGGTTTTTCTGTCAATGAACACCCAAGTTACCTCCCCTTGTAAGGTTTTAGTATTCTTCATGGTTGTGTTATTCTTCACAGTCGTTTATACTTAGTACCCAGGTTATTCTTAATAACTGGTTTTGGTTTATTATAGTAAGGCCCGATATCCTTGTAAACTCTCCAGCAAGAGATGAGGTTAAAACTAACTCATCTATGGTTGGGTAGTCAGGGTCAAAGGGTATTTCAAAAATATACTCTACACTATTTCCGGTAGGTGTATTAGATTCTGCTTCGTAGGCTCCTATGATTATACCATTGTTAAAAGCCCCGATAAAATCTATGGGTGTAGTTGCAGAACCGATTGCCCCCGTCATCAGGTAATAGGCATTGTTATCTATGATTGGAGTGTTAACACTGTAAGCAGTTGTTAGTATCTCGGTATCATATTCAATACTGGCATCGTAGGGTGTATCTGTAGTATCATATTTTGTGTAATCTACATATTCTATCAGTACAGAACTTAAAAAAGATACTTGGAATAGCTCGCAGACGTTTATTAGGGGTATAATACCCTCGGCTTTTACATTGATGGGTTCTATGAAGCACAGAATCTTTTCCCAATTAGGATTGGTAGTTTCAAAGTTGTTCAGGTCCCAAGAGAACACTGCTCCATCTGCTAAAGGAAGGCATAACGAATTTTCTTGGGTTAGACCTAAATAATAACCAATGCAAGGGGGGCATAGTGAATCATAGTTTACTCCAAACTCATCATAACTATGTTCTCCATCATAACGTACACCCAATTGTTGCGTGTAAACTATTTGTACTCCAAATCCAAGATACCCAAATAGAATCTGGTAGGATTGTAAAGTGCCCTTGATTTTATATATACTCACGATAATACTTAGGAACTTCCGGTATTCTTCGGGTGTTTGAAAGAAGTCAGGAGGTTGGCCCATCGTATAGGCTAGGTGGTTTATATAATCTTCATGGGCTGTAAGGGGATTCAGGTTAAGATTAAACTGCTCTGCAGGTTCTTTTATCTCCTCTTGTAAGTAAGACCCAAACACTCGAAGATATCTTTCCAGGAGCCCTGCCCCTGTTTCATCCTTATAGGTATCTTCTTGCCTAAAGTAGAGAGGGAACTGCTCGAATATCCAATTAGTTAAATTTACCATCTTAACAAGTACAGCAAGGTTTACAGTTATCCCCCTTAGCAGGGTTAACATTAATATATATTTGGGGTTCTCCTATTACCGGTATGCTGTAATCCACAAGCACTTGGTCTACATTTACAGGTATAGTTTTGAATGTCCAAGTCATTCCTACTGAGTAAGGCCCGGGTAATATAGTAAAAACAACTCCATGTATGTTATCGGTTATGTTTGCTCCGATGTTGAAAGTTCCTATAAATACATTGCCCCTAAATATTCTCATACCTCCAATACTTGTTTCTACCCTCCAGTCTAAAGGAATAGGGTGGGTTTGGGTTATAGAGTTAAGTAGAAAGTTAAGAGGTGTAACATGATTGACGGGTCTTGGATAAGGTATAGTGTATAGAGCAGTAACATTTGCATAGTCAATTCTTCTCAGGTTATCCACTAAGCCCAAAATGTCGGATACCCGAATAGCTTTGTTTACACCCGAATTTTCATAGGAGCCATATTCTCTAATCGCAGTTAGAATATTACCCATACATACTTCGGGTCTTTGTCTAAACCGAGCAGTTGCATCTATTGATATACCCCAGGTAGATATTCCTGCGGGTCTAGTTTTAACATTTGGCATTCCAATTACCTGCTTGGATTCTAAGTAATCTTTTACTTCATCCAATAATTGTTGAGAAGCTATGCCTCCTCCTGTTGGGCCTACATATACTTGAATGTCTGAATCTATACCGCAACAAAATTCTAATTTAGAGAAGTATACCCCAGGGTACATTACTGCTAAATCAGAACCATCGGGATAGGTTACAAATCTTCTAAGGGTTCTGATTGATAGGGGACCTCTTCTCCTTGCCTCATCGAAACTTTCATAATTAGAACCTCCATTGCTATTTAAAGCATGAGTAATAAGAAACTTGGATACCCCCGGAATAGGGGGTAAAGTTACAAAGGCGTTAATTGTATTGGGTAATAATCCATTGCCAGCAGCTCCAATTGTAGTTAGTAAGTCAATAATAACTTCCTGACCTGCTGCAGGTATTTGTCCATTAATACCATCTCCAAAATAAAGCCTGGCAATTCTGTCCTCATCTATATCTACCAGAAAATGTTGTGAGGTAGTTCCTGAATATGCAAAGGTATCTACTTCTTCCCAAAGCTCCAACCCAAGTGATAAGGATATTGAGTTTCTCACTATGTTATTACCCAGGGGTATTGACTGAGCTGATAAGCCCGAAGTGAAGCCCATTGATAAGTCTGTGAGTAAAGTATGGTTTTGTAGGTCTAATAGAATGCTGGTATTGCCGGAGGGTATTAACTTAGCCGCAACAGTTACGAATATAATATTACTTGAGGTCTTTATTTGGGTTCCTGCGGGTAATATGTAATCGGCATTTGATGCAATAGGGTTTGAACTACTATCTTGAAACTCTACAAATACCTCTACGCTGGCAGGTCTAGCTAATTGTATGGGGTAGTCAAGGGGTTTTAATAGCCTTACAATAGATGACCATTTTCGGGCTACTCCCAAAAATGATTCCCTACCAAGATTGTCAAGGTAACTATGTAGAACTTCCGAAATACCCCCTACATGAGATAGCCCGGCTATTAGTGGGTTACCCTCACTTAAGTCGGTTATCTCTGGCGCATGAAATATTAGCCTATCTACTAATTTCTGTTTGATTTGTGCGTAGGTTCTATCAAAGTAACCTACCCAAGGGTTTTCTAAAAGCATCTTATATAGTGTTTTTGTAGAAGGGTATTATGAAAGATATGTCTTGGCCCGTTTTCCGATTTTCTAGGGATAGAAATACATCAACTTTACCCTTGGCTCGGTCAATGCTTACGTAAGACTTAGTGCTATTGATTAAAACTCTAGGCTCCCATCGGTCTATTGTTTCCTTTATAAAGAATAGCATGGTTCTTTTTAAGACCGCATCTGCGGGTTCCGCTAGCAACTTCTTTAATCTTGAGCCTATTTCAGGTTGAAAGAATCGGGTACCATATTCAAAAGCTAATACTCCTTTAATATTCGATTTGATTAATTCTTCATCGGTTACAATTATGGGTCTTCCATTTAGTAGTTCGATAGGGAATATGAAGCCCTTTCCAAAGATTGTGTTTTGCTCTGCCATTAGTCGAGAGTTACTTTATTTGATTTAATCTCTTCTATACCTGCGGTTATCGAAGTTATTTTAAGGCCCAATTCTATTGCAGTAGAAGCATACTTAGCTGGAAATTGAAATCCGTAAGTTGTGGCTGCTGCTGCATCTTGTATTGCAACCTCTGCTAATAGACTCTTGATGTCGCTCAGGGCATCTTTCATGTCCTTTAAAACTTTTTCGGTTTTATTGCCTAGCAATGCGGGTTCATCTGATTGCCCTAGTTTGCCAAGACTAATTTTTTTATTAGATACTAAGGATATATCCTCGTTAATTACTAGAGAATTGCCATCCGGTAGCTTAATCTCTAACTCCTTCTCTTCCTTTCTCCATATAATGTGAAACCCATCAGGAGTTCTAAACCACTTGTTATTTACATTGGACCACTCTTCTTCGAGTTCATCCTTGCCATGATAACCAAAATCCCATATCGGGTAATTCAAATCTCCCCTTTCAAATTCAACCCAAACCATAGAACCCTTTTCGGGTATATTCCAAGAACCATAGTTCTTACCGGAATACCTCCCTTTTTGCCAGGCCCATTTTTGTAGGGGTTCATCTGAGATAAAGGGTAATATTATTTGAATCCTTCCATATTTTTTAGGGTCCTCAGTAGATGCAACAAAGCCCATATAGCTTGAATAATACCTACCGAAGGCTTTTTCAATACCATGGCTAATTATGCTCTCTAACTTCTTGATGATGGCTTTCATTACTTATTTGTTTTCGGGTCTACGATTTTTACGTTCCTTTCGTTATCTCGCCTCTCTCGGGTAATATTGTTAACGTCCATTTGCAAGAACTCGGCAGTAGTAACAGCATCGTTTTCATTACCTGTCTTACCCTTTCCATTTGTACCTACATTCATTTGGGTAAATACATAGGAGCCCTTTTGAAAAAAGTGTTCGCAATCTATTACGTAGTAATTATGAGAGTATTTTTTACCCACGTTTTCAATCCTTATAACAATCTTATTTTTTAGTTCGGGGTCATATATTACTTTCAACGTACCCGGGTTCATTTCGATAGCCGCATTATTCCTATCATTCAAAGCATCATTCTCGGCAACATTCTCTGACGCGTCTGCGGTAGCTTCTATAAAATCCATTGCACTCATCAGAGCTTTGGGTGGTGGTAATTGAACTTGTAAAGCATCCACTGCGGCAGTCTGTATACCCCCTCCTTTTATGTATGAGGTTGATTGGGTAGTTAATTTTTGGGCTCCCTCAAGAACTACTAAATCCTCTATAATTTCCCGTGCGTAATATGGGTCTTGGTACCAATATGACATTGTTGCTTCTCCCGAAATAACCTGCATAAAGGTTCCAGCATTTAAGTTTAAGCCCTGTTCTTCTCGGTACTGATTACCACTAATACCATAAGGACCCCCTGCGTTTGGACGATGTATAGAACCTCCTGTTACATTTCCAGTATTCTGCATGATGCCATCTCGGTTTAAACGGAAGTTTCTTTTAACTTCTGCCGGTAGTATACTGCCTAATCTGGTAGAGTTGTCATCGGCTTCTGTAAAGTTATTTCTTTTATAACTCTTACCCTCTCGGTCTGGTATAGTTATGTTGATGTTAGTGGCTTTTGAACCCTGTGTTCGATTCTCAGATTCGGGGGTAAAGTCAAGAAAAGAACTATCATCCTTGTACCTATAAGTTCTCTTAGGGCTTTGATTAAAATTACGAGAGGCAATATCAATGTCATCACCCTCTGAAGTTATTTGGATAGTGGCAGGAGCTCCTCTCATTACTTGTTTTAAAGCCACGTTATCCTTCTGAGTTGATATCTGTACCGGAGTTACCTCTTCTCTAAGAAAGGGTAATAGCTTTTCTAGGTCATTTAATTGTCGGTCTACACTTTGGTTAGCATCGTTTATTGCTATGCCTATAAGTGGAGTATCATATTTCAAGGTCTTTTTATTCTCATTAAAGGTTTTATCGAATAGATACTGACGGTAAGCAGGTAGTACCTCATTGTTGTCATCAAACATATTCGATATATTCGTCAGAGTATGGCCTTGAACTCTTACCTTCATGCCATATTCATATTCTAATCGAGCAAGGATATCAGCCCGTGTTGCCAATCTTCTAGTTTCTGAATCTACTTGGCTGGGGTTTCTTAATAGAGATGATGTTTCCTTTAAATATGAAGCCCTATCTAGGGCTGTGATTCTTAGGTTAATACCTGTGGGGGAGAAAGTGGGTTGGACTTCTCGTACATAATAGATGAGAGGTGCAGAGGCCGGGCCATTCAAGTACCCATGTATAATCTCTATTTTATCATGCTCCTGGTAAGGTTTCTCGTCTACTATATCGGGGTTCTCTGATTCTACTACAAACTCTATTGAGTTTCCATTCTTCTCCGAGTACTTAATCACAAAGAAACTTACCTGTTGCGTTATTTCTACACCTCCATAATAGAGGGTTACGTAGGGTGAGCCATAGCCATTCTTCTCCGTATAACTCATTGGTTCTGAACTTCAAATGCGTTTATGTTCGGTATAAGTAAATAGATACCCTCAGTTAGTTCAAAGGGGTCATCAATTTTATCCTCATTGATTTTGTAGATTAACCACCACCATCTGGCTGTTCCATAAAATTTGAAGGCCAAATCCCATAGGCGTTCCCCACTTATTACTTCATGTACTTTATCATCCGGAAGGGGTTTGTATCTTGTAGGTAGAGATTCTAAAGATACCTCTTTCTCATTAAGAGCATAAACTACACCTCTTGAGTATGGGTTATTTATAGGTAAGTTTATCATCGGGTATATTTTTTAATTTCTTCGGTTGTACGATTAGAGGTAGTAATTCTCTTCATAGTAATGTCTTGATAAGCCTGCTTGGGTAACATACCCACGGGCCTATCAAATAGGCTTAGTTCATACTTAGCATTCGTAATTAACCAAACCTCTTCAAACCCAAATAAATCTCCGAACCCAAATTGGATTCTAGGTAGGCCCTTAACGTATCCATCATTCTTGGTTTTTGATTCTAACCACCTACATTTTCGGATTACATCATTTCGGGCTTCCTCTTCTGCGTGCCAGTCTAACCTAAAGGTTAAGGTATCTTCTGAACCCGTAAAGTGGTATCTTGGGTTGTTTCTTCCATACGTTGCAATAGCCATAATAGATGAGTCCGGGTCGTAATTCAACTTTTCGGGTACGTACTGAACTACTAAAGTTTCTTGGGTTTCGAGGTCTGTAAAAATTATCTCCATGATTAATATCCTAATGTGGTGTATACACTTTCGTTGTTGGCATTTTCGTAGTTATTTTGATACGCATTAACCCCATCTATGTTAACATTGATGTTGTTTTGGACGCTAGAACCACTCCCTTGTTGCTGGATATTGCCTCCTGACCTGCTTGCATACATTCTACCCTGGGGGTCAACTGAAAAAGCCTTCTGCGCAGGTGTTGGCATATTATAAGTGGCAGATTCATCATCTCCCCTTCTATCAAACATACCCCCAACACCTTGGCCCATCATACTTCCCATTACTGCACCCATTGGACCACCCATTGCAAACCCGAGTAAACCTCCTAAGATACCTCCAATACCTCCTCCCATATTTCCGCTCATCATATCATTCACAGGGCCCATTGCAGCAAGGACTAAAGAGAAGGCTCCGGTTAACATCCCTAAGCCGCCCCCCATTCTTCCAATCATACCCGTTAAACCTCTGGTTGTACTGGTTGTTGCAGCAGTCTGATTTTGCATGGCCTGTAGGCCCAGTATGTGTGCTGGATTTATTCCTGCGGAAGGTACAAGTCTACCTCCAGCATGTTGTGTACCATTAAACATACCACCTCCAGCACCCATGTATAATCTATTCCTAGAATTTACCCTAAGGTTTTGAGCATGTAAAGCAGCAGCAGGATTACTGGACATACCCATCATAGCCCATGAGGCTCTTGATTGAGCATTCATTGCTCTCGTGGTTTGGAGTAAGCCCAACATACCCTGTTGGGATTTCATAGTAAAATTAGAAAAGGCTATCATACCCCTAACCATACCCCCCATCAATAATAATATGGGCCCTCCATAGAAAACTATTGTTCCAAATACTCGCCCTACGGGGCTATTCAATATTGATGTTAGTCCTTTAACTAATTGAGTTATTACTTGTACTAAGCCTCTAACTCCTTTATTGCTG